AGTACCAATCTTCATCCGCTTTGTTTCCTTAAATAGAACAAACCTCTACATCCATCAACGCCGCTCTCAATCCCGCCCTTGAAAACAACAGTCACCGCTCCATCCCCTTTGACCACAATGTGATCGAGCACCCCGCCCCATAGATCCTCGTCAAACGCAACTAGCTCCCCGTCGATACCACATACTACTTGAATCATGGTCTCCAAGGTATTTCTCTTGCCCTCCCTCTCGGCAATCTGCCGATTCAACGTCTCCAAATGCCCCTGCTTTTCCACATAGAGTGCGCGAATCTCATTTTCCTGTTTCAGATATGCCGTCTGATCCTGTGCCACCCTTGCATTCTCACGAATCAGTGTTTCAAGACGTTCTGCCAAAACGCCGAGTTCCTGCTCTGTTCTACCGCGCTCCTCCGTCATCTCCCCCGTTTGGCAAACGCTGTCAATCAGCGGCCGAAGTTCTGCAATCACACACTCTTTGACTTCCGCCAAGGAGTTCAGTGTCTTGACGAAAATCTGTTTGATTTCCTCCTCTGTCAAGTGCCTCGTACCGCACGGCTTGCCCTTGTGGGCATATTTCTTGTTGCAGTGGTAGATGCAATATACTCACATCCTTATCATTTCACTTTCTCTTGAAGTTCTTTTATCCAGTAATCTGAGCAGATCCCATCATAAGCAAAGCCCAATTTTTTTAACATATGCTCAATCCTCGCTTTAAGCGGATTGATAGGATTAATGCAGACAAACAAGTTATTAAGATATTTCATTTCAAAAAGTCGCTCAATCGCTTCTTGACCATATCCTTTATCCTGATAGGAATCATAAATGCCTATGTCTATCTCCCATCCCATATCCTTAACACGGATAGCATCCTCATCATAGACAACTTTGGTCAGAAGGATATCTCCCACTCTTTCATTGTCATTGTATATCTCATAAAAATGAGTATTCATCCCATCAGCACGTTTCAAATTACTAGCAATATAGGAAGGGATGTCTATTTTGTTGATATTCTGAAACGCTCTCTGATATTTACTATAGTATTTAAAATCACCATCTGTCCATATTGCATTGTCATTTAACAGTAATCTTATAGCCAATGTTCACACGTCCTTTACGTTGATACACTGTGATTATCTTTCAATCCGCCCATGGTGTTTTATTATATAAAGTCATGGCTATATAGTAATTTGCTTTCATATCATCATCTGTGTATATTTTTCTTTTTATTAGTGTCCGCAACTTAAGAATAGCCCCTAATAAATTGGGGGACAATTTATTTTTACTTTCCACGCCTTCTATTGACTTGTTTTTAATAATATCATCATTTATATTACTTAGGTATTGTAACGCCATAATATAATAGGAAAAATATTCATCAAACGACATCTTTTGTATTTCAATTAATGCTCCATAGCCATCAAGTTTTCTCTCTATTATTATTTGATTTATAGTTATGTTGATAATGTACATTGTATTTTCAATAAATTCATATTCATGTTGATTAAATTTAGTATTATGCGCTTTACGCATAATATCAAGGCTAGAAACATTAGTTTCTCCATAATATGCCTTCATCACCATATAAAAAGATTTTATCACTTTATTAGTATTAATTTCTTCAATACTCTCTAAATGCACACCTTTATTTGTTTCAGTGCGTATTTCATGACATACACCCACGATATATTTGGGTAATAGATTATTTTCTTCTACTAAATGTATTTTACCATTTAGCGTTTCTCCATTTATTGAATAAGTTGAACCAACATGACCTTTTATACATATATGTGTAACGAACAATTCCAAAGATTGTCTTATTTTCAACAAACTAGTGTCTGGGTGTATATATGCTTCTTCAATAGCCTGCTTAATCTTGTCATATATTTCTGGAAATCCATCTTGTATAAAGGTAAAATCTTCTATCGTCACCATTTGCAATCGAGCTATTAGGCTCTATACTCCTTTCATTCTACCTGTAAAAACTAAAGTCAGTAAAACAGTACACCTCGTATCTCCAAAGGCATTTAACCTTTTCACTGACTTTAGTTTTATAGTGAACTCTTGTTTTTTTACTGAGAACATCAAATGTTTTGTACCGCAAAGTATAACAGAATTTTCACTATCAAAAGTGTAGATGTCATTTAACGCTGATCGAAAATCAGCATCCCACTTGCTTGTTGTTTTGGGGTGGATTGCAAGAATAAGTTGCACAGAGAAAGAAACTAACCGATGGAAGCCTTTTGGCATTCTTCGAGAAAGCACTCCTATGCTGTGCGGTAACCAAGTTTCTTGCGGGGAAACTCCCGCACCCATTGCTGTATCCGGGTGATCTCATCTGCCGTGTACTCTTCCAGCCGCTTCCCCTTCGGAGTAAAGCGACGTAATACGCGATTCAGATTTTCGATCATTTCCTTCTCGCTCTGGCAATACGGATGCGCATAGTAGATACGAAGTTCAGAACCGTCCTCAAGCTCCAGAAGTCTTGAGAACTCCGTCCCGTTATCCGTCGTGATTGTCTCGAAAAGTCCCTCGAAGGCTCCGCCGATCTCTTCCTGTATGGAGTGCAGCGCCTCCATGATTGAGCTACTCTTCTTGTCCTTCACCTTTCGCAAATACGGGAAGATGGTCTTGCGCTCGGCAATGGCAAGGAGCGCTTCCTTGCCGCCTTGTCCACCAAGCAGCAGGTCGTTTTCCCAGTGACGAAAGGTGCTGAGGCTCATGACAACGGGCGCGCGATCCTCGATGCTGCGTCTATCCGTGCGTCCTACGAATGTCACGTCATGGTGCCGCGGCTTTCGTCTGGTACGTTCCGGAAGATCAATGCTCCTAAGCGGCTTGAGGAGGTTCTTTGTAACGTAGTTGTACAGTGTCTTCGTGCAGACCATTTCCTCGCGTTGGAATGCTCCTGTAAACAGCGCTCGTCCAGCGCCCGCTTCTTCTCTTGAAACGTCTTCACTACATAGGAGAGGAATGTTTCCTTGCTCTTAGACCGTCCGCAGTGTGCGCGGTTGATCTCGTAAACTTCCTGACCGTTGACTGCTCTGTATCCCACGCGCTTCCCATTGCAGATCAGAACTCTGCCACACCTCAGTTCGTTGCGTACGGTATTTGGTGTACAACCGATTTCCAGTGCGATGCTGCGAAGAGAGCGTCCGTCTCTATGCCTGATCTAGATGATGACACGTTCTTCATAAGTGAGATGAACCCCTTTGCGCCGCTCCGTCTTTGTGGTACACTCTGGTTGTTCCATAGCGTGACTCCTTTGGTAGATTAGTCTGTTCAACCCTATTTTACCATATGGCTTCCGCTATGGAATTTTTCCTGTGCAACTTGATTTTAGGAAGCACTGATAAATTCAGCACCGCCATCTTAGCGCATCTTTTTTGCCCGCACAACGCCTGCAAATCCTCCACATAGCCCTTGCTGTGCGTCCGGTTTGCCTCCTAGTTCGGACGAAAAAATCTACGCCAATCTGACGGACTTCATTTTATCAGCGATTCCTTTACAACCTACTCTTGTTGTTTTGGGTTTATCGCACTTGATTTTTTTAGAAATTATCGTTTATATTATAAATTATATGACCTCACCCTATCATATTTATTTATAAACGGCACAAAAATATTATTCATTATATAATAAAGTTCCGTTTCGCTGGGTATACCATAATTCCAAAACTCTAATGACCTTCCCAGAATATGTAATGCTACTGTGTTAAGTGGTGTAGCAACAGATTCCACTAAAAGATTTATTTCATATTTACCATATACTGCTATTTGCCTTTTTACATGTTCAATATTTTCAACATAAGACAGTTGTTTTTCTATCGAATTAGCTAAACAGCGATCAAACAATTCACCGCATTCATCCAGATAAAATTTGTGTATTTCCAAGGCAGCAGTGCTATTACCCGATTTCTTTTCCAAGGTATCCATCATGACTTGTAATTCTGTTAAGAAGATATATTGCAATGCCAGATTCCCCTCAAGAACAGAAAAGGATTTAATTCTTAGTGTATCCATATTAGATTCTTGAAAATCTTCTATTTGTCCTAACACAGCCTCCCCAATATTATCCATTTTAGAACATATATCCCCCCACAGGCTTTCAGCGATATCTACATACTCTTTCGCTTTTTCTATCTTATCCATTAGTACAACTGCTCCTTTTTACATATTTTTACTTCTTCATCATATTTCATTATAAACGGCATAAAATATTCATTTATAATCACAGGCCAATCTTCTGTGTGCGATATTCTCGTAAAACCATCAAACGATAAAGGTATAATAATCAAGTCCAAACACGCCGTATGTAAAGGTGTTCCGACTGTCATACTGTTCAAAAAAATGTTATCAAAATATTTTATATCTTCACTTGTTTGCCTGTTTATTGCTTTAATAAGCATCGCATCAAACTTCTTATCATTATCAGCGACAAAAACGTCAATTTTATCTCTATCTTCTATCCAACCATTTTTTTGAACATTCATTCTTATATTGCGTATTAGCTCCTTAAAAAAAGAATATAGAATTAAATCTCCTTTCAGATAGGAAAATCCTTTTATCTGTATACCATGTTCTGCTGTAATTCCATATATATATTTCTTTAATCTATCTTCAGCTTCTTCGTATCCATCAACAAGAAAAATCTTCATCCATTCGTTTTCTAAATACGTCATATAATCTGATATTTTTTTATACATACCTGGATGACTCCCTCTACTAATCAAATCGTATGTAGGTTTGTATTTATCTTACTTCTCATAAGTTATATTCGATAGATCTCTGCCGACTCCTGCTAAAAAACATTTTTCAATATAATCAAATTAATCGTGTTCCTAATAACTCTTTTGCGTCCTTGGGGCTTCACCCTCCAACAGCGATCTCAATCCCGCCCTTGAAAACAACGACTACCGTGCCGTCCTCCTTGACCACAATGTGATCGATCAGCCCACTCCATAACTCCTCGTCAAACTCAACTAACTCTCCATTGATCCCACATACCGCTTGAATCATGCTCTCCAAGGTCTTTCTCTTGCCCTCCCTCTCGGCAATTTGCTGGTCCAACTGCTCCAAATGTGCCTGTCTTTCCAGATAGTGTGCACGAATCTCATTTTCCTGTTTCAGATATGCCGTCTGATCCTGTGCCACCCGCGCATTCTCGTGAATCAGCATTTCGAGCTGTTCTGTCAAAACGCCGAGTTCCTGCTCTGCTCTATCGTGTTCCACAACCAACTCCCCCGTTTGGCAAACGCTGTCAATCAGGGAGCGGAGTTCCACAATCACGTTCTCTTTGACTTCCATCAAGGAGTTCAGTGCTTTCACGAAAATCTGTTTGATTTCCTCCTCCGTCAAGTGCCTCGTACTGCACGGCTTGCCCTTGTGGGCATATTTCTTATTGCAGCGATAGATCACCCTGCGGTACTTGTCCGTCGAGTGCCACACCTTCGCACCGTACCATGCGCCGCAGCAGCCGCATTTGATTTTGTTCGCGAAGATACTCACACCACTGTGCTTGCCGTTCTGCTCTCTGCGTTTTATCTCCGATTGCACAAAGTCGAACAAATCTGGCGGGATAATCGCCTCGTGATGCTCTTCCACATAGTACTGTGGAATCTCGCCCGTGTTCTTCCGTCGCGTCTTATCGAGGAAGTCTGCCGTATACTCTTTCTGGATCAGCGCATCACCGCGATACTTCTCATTCGTGAGGATGGAGCGCACCGTGGAAATGTACCACTTGTCCTTTCCCGACGGGGATTTGATGCAACGCGTCTCCAGTTCCTTAGTGATGGCATAGAAGGATCGCCCGCCAAGGAAGAGTTTGTAGATGAGCCTTACGATTTTCGCCTGTTCTTCGTTGATTTCGAAGTCCTTGTCATAGCCGAGAAAAGCACTGTAGCCCACACTGGTCTTGCCCTCAGCGAACTGCTTCCGCTTGCCCCATGTGGTGTTCTCCGAGATGCTGCGGCTTTCCTCCTGAGCTAGGCTGGACATAATCGTTATAAGGAGTTCTCCGCGCGTGTCGAACGTCCAAATGTTCTCTTTCTCAAAATAGATCTCTACACCGTTTTCCTTGAGTTTGCGGACGTTCTGCAGAGAATCCACAGTGTTTCTCGCAAAGCGGCTGACCGACTTTGTAATGATGAGGTCGATCTTGCCGGCAAGGGCATCCTCGATCATTTGGTTGAAGCCGTCACGCTTCTTTGTGTTGGTTCCACTGATCCCTTCGTCCGAATACATGCCGACGAAATCCCAGTCAGCGCGGCTTTCGATGTAGTTCTTGTAATGCGCCATCTGCATTTCATAACTGGAAGCCTGTTCTTCATGGTCGGTCGAAACTCTGGCGTACCCTGCCGTCCTGCGCCGTCTTGGTTCTGCCGTAACCTCCGACCGAAAGATTTTAGGGCTTGCAGGGATTACCCGTACTGTCTTTGCCATCGGTATGCGCCTCCTTCTTTGAGTTGAAATATGACCTCATCGTCGGATATGACAATCCGCTCGACGTTCTGTACGATCTTGCCCTCGTAGCCATCGCCGAACAAGGATTCTGCCGCTACCTTTAGTTCGGATTCGGGCAGTCGTTTCAATCGGCATTTCGTGCGCGGCTGACTGCAAGACCATACCTTAGTTCCCTTCGTCCAAGTATCACGCTCACACTTACTGCCGCAGGAGGCGCAGTACACTTTGTTGGTGAAGGGATTGCTGCCGCGCTGTCCGTTGTAGATTCGGGCGGTCTTTTTTATGCGGCCATTGGTTAGGTGAAATTCCACACAGTCACCGTAAATGACGATCTTGGACACCTTGCGCCTGAGTTCCGCAGTATCGAAATCATCCTTCTCCATGGCAATTCTGACCGCAGCCACAAGCTCCTCTTCCCTGATTGGACGGCTATCGCAAGCAGTGCTACCCTTCCGCTCTCTTGTGTTGCATCCCCATCGCCTGTACTTCCCGGCGGTTCTTCTGCTGAAGCCGCCTCCGCAACATCCACATTTCACCACTCCGGAAAACGGCATCAGCACAGGATTCCGATTGCTAGACTGCGCGGCTCTCCGTTTCCGTATCTCCTGTGCCTTGTCGAAATCTACCTTTGACACGAGTTGCTCGAACATCCCCTCCACCAGATACATGGGAAGTTCTCCTTTATTCCGCTTGCGGATATGACCTTCTGTGATGTAGTTCTTCTGCAATGCCATCGTACCCGTGTAGGAGATGTTGGAGAGGATGTCCTTTACCGTGGTCTGCTCTATTGGTCTCCCCTGCCGTCCTGTGATTCCGCGCCCCGCAA